TAGTTGCGTTATATGCTGATGTATTTGCTACTCGAACAACATTCAAATTTTGTCCGTAGGCTAAAAAATTTGCCGCTGAAAAAAAACTTAGATATGTTGAAGAGTCAGGCTTCTGGAAGTTTTCAACCAGTAGATCTTCACTGCTTACACTAACGATTTTATCTATAGGTCCCCAGCGAAAAGCCCCAGCAAAAGCACCTGCAGTCGTTCCAGATTCAGGTACTATGGTAGTTAAATCTATTTCGCGAGTAACTACTCCTGGACTTACTGTAAATGCCATCTTCTTCTCCTGTAATCGCTGAAAAAATTTATTAAGTTCATGTACTATTGTTACTGATATTATTTATAAATAACCAAGCTTACACTCCGTATATGCTATGCCCTTGATCTCTTAGTGCTTGATCTTCACGTTGTACTTTCCATCGCGTGCCTTCATCATCAACGATAGTTTCCGGTTCTAGGCCATCTTCAATAAATCCGAAAGGTAGAAATGATTCATCTATTTCTTTCATTTTCTCATGATACATTTTCTCCCTCAGATCAAAATCTGTTAATTCTTTAAAATAGTTCTGATTTGTTAACCATGCAAAGATAACCAATGTAATAACTAAATCATCATGGTGTCCTTCTTCGGCCTCATATGATTCTTTTTTAGCTGAGAAAGATGTTAGCTCATATATTATATCATAATCTGTAATGATGAGTTTATCTTCTTCTATTAAATTCTTTAAAGTTGAACAACCTAAGCGTTTAACTTGTTTTGTAGTTCTTACACCCCATTGTGCGTTTTTACCAAATCCACCACCCAATTGTTGTCCACCTCTTCCCTTCCAATTCATCATCAGCATATTTTCATATTCCATGTCCTGATGGAGGGTTATTGCTACTTGCTCTCCTATATCATTGACCTCTACTAATACAAACGCATCATTATAATGTTTAGCTGCTTTATATATAAAATTTGGATACAACATAGGAGATATTTCATTATCTCTATATTTTGCAACAACCTTATAAGGAAGAGTTGTGCTATCTATCACTGTAAATGCAGAATAATCTAATTGTAAACCTTTTGCTGTATCGCATACTATTGTATAAGTATGCTTTTCAATTGGTTGTTCAAATATATCTAAATTCTCATAAGAATGAATTGGCGTCTTAAATGCCATAGATCTTAATTTTGATCCGGCCACCAATGTTCTCGTACTGCCAATAAATTCAGTTTCGAATTCTTGTGAGAATTGTCTTTCGCTTGTATTACGAACCGTCTCTTCTTTCCATGTTTGATCTCTGCCGGGAATCTCAGACCAATGGACTTCAATAGGTATATAGTTACTTCTTCTTTCTTCTGCATCTACCCACATCTTATAAAATTGGTTCAAACCTAAAGGAGTAGATACAATAAAAACTTTAGTAGTTTGACCTGATGATATAGTAGGATAAACTGAAGTAAAAAATTCTTCGGCTAATTCTTTTGGTACGTGAGCAAACTCGTCTAAGAAAATTATGTTAAAAGATGATCCACGAACCGCTGATGATGATGTAGCTGCGGCTAATACTTTCGAACCATTCTCTAATTCTATATTTCCTTTGTTCCAAGCTAAAACACCTTGCTGTAACCATATAGGTAAATTTTCATAAGACAGTTTTAATCTATCTAATAATTCTCTAGCGAGAGAACCTTTATTTGCTAATATACCTACTTGTACGTTTTCATTAAAAAGAATGTAATGTAAGAAAAAAGCGATAATAGTGGTTGACTTACCAGACTGTCGTGGCATCTTACATATTACAAAACGGTTCTCATGAAATTTGCGAACCATGTTTTCCTGAAAAGGATATAGATCAAAATCTACTAAACCTTTATCAACATGAATAATTTTAACGTACTGTGTAATGAAGTGAACAGGATCGTTCTGACATTTAATATATTCAGTTAATTGTTCTTCAGTGAATTCAACTGGGACATTAGCTGCTTTTAACTTTGGGTTACCTAGGTAGTGTATACCCATTCATTTACCTTGCTATTGTATATTTCTTACGTTTTTCCAATCAATGGAATCATACTCAGTGGATGTTGTTTTTTTAAAATGCCTTGAATCAATAGATTTAAGAAATTCTTCTCCTGTTGGGTCGCCGTCGTCGCGAGTATAAAACACCTCTGTTTTCCGAATATGTTTTCTAACCGTCGTGCCGTTTGTCTCTCTTATAGCGCGCCGCGTTTTTCTAAAATTTCTCACTTTGACGTGCTTCATTTATGTGCCCCTCTATGCTGAACCATATTTTTTCGGGCCTGTCTTTGCCTTTTTGGTTCGTCTCTTATTATCTGTCGGGAAATGGGTTTCATTTTTCTATTAATGACGGAAGCTTTCATTGTTTTCCACATCCTCTTTTTCATGGCACCCACAGTACCTTTTAATTTCATTATAGCACCTGGAATGACTTGCCTATGTGTTCTTTGTCTAGAAGAAGTTTGAACTTTCTGTTTTGTTTTTCTTTTTAATTGTGATCTTTTCTTCTGTCTTTGGAAAGTGGCTCTTTTAGCCATTCTTTTCATTCGACGACCTTGCTTTCTCATTCGCTGGCCGTATGTAGCCATAGATTCTTTTTCCTGCAATGATGTACAATCTTCTTCTAATCCCAGATCATCCATTTCAATCCATTCGTAGAAACTGTCCAATTCTCCGGCATCCTCTACCTCTTCAATGAATTCTAATATGGCTTCATCTATACAGACTAGTTCTTCAAATGTTAACATATATTTCCTTAAATTAACCGTCCAGCTAGCATACCGATTAGTGCTACTATAATCGCAACCGCACTAGTAATGATTATTCTATTTTGTTTTAGTTGTTGTTCCACTAATAAAATCTTTATTTCTTCTATACTAATTTTTACCTTATCGATTCTCTCATGTATTACTAATCTATCTTCTTTAAATGTTTCTCTCAATTCTTCGTACTTTTCTTCCAATCGTTGATATCTTTCCGCGCATAAATCTACATGCGTCTCCAAGCTTGTTTTTTCGGTTTTTGATGCAGGTTTACGCGTTGCCATTTTTATTAACCTTAATTAGATTTTTCTTAATCTATATTAGATTTTTCAAGGTCTGCCATTTCTTTATGTTCTGGATCATCTTTATCTTTGAACCAGTAGTCCGTTGACTTACTAAGCACCGCGACATAGGCGCCCACCATTATATTAATTAGATCGCGAGATTCTGTAGGGAGTGAACCCATAAACAATAACCAAACTAAAAATAAAAATGTACAAACTATAATTAAACTTAAAATAAACCGCGACCAAAAATTTAACTTTTTACGTCGTTCGGTACCTTCAAATATCAATGCTTTCATTGGATCACTTTTCCATGCTTTAGATTCACTATCAGAGTACATCTCTTCACTAGTATTTATCTTATCATCATCTAGCCGATTCTTTTTACTTAAAATAGACATTTTTATCCTTTATGCGTCCCATATTGGTATATAATATTCATTACCAGCAATTTCAACTTTAATCCTACCATCACTCGCACCGGAGTTAGTAGCTACCGAGGAACTAGCCTGTGTAGTCATAATTCTGAATGCATCTGCACCACCAAATTTAATTGTACGGCTTCCGGGAATATCCATTCCATCTTCATCAATAGTTACACTTGTTTGCATTGTCCCTGCATTCATAACATTAAGTTCTATTTCACCATCTTCAGAGCCATCTGTAATAGTCTTTTGCTTACCACCAACTTGTGCAAAATTTATTTCTTCACTAGCAGAATTAGTTCCTTTAAATTTTATTTTACCTACTGCGTTTCCATTAGATCCTGTTTCATTTCGATGTAATTGTATAATTGCTTCACTATTAGTATCTTGAACATCTATATCAACACAATTTATAGTAGTAGCTCCGGTGATTGCACCACTCATTGTGACTCCTCCAGATGTATTAACACTCGCAGCGCCGGTACCCGAAGAAACAACTTTTGTTCCTGTAATTGTTGTTGCACCAGCAATAGCACCAGCCATAGTAATGCCACCTGCTGTCTTTATACTTTCTGTGCCAGTAGAGGCCACATTAATTTTATTACCTGTAACTAATCCGCTTGATGTAACGGCACCGCCTTCATAAGAAGTAACCGCTGTCATTGCACCGACATTATCAATTGCTCTGCTAGCACCTAATATTAAAACTTTATTTGCTAATGCTGTGCCGTTAGTAATACCTGTGAATTCAGTATTTAATCTTATATTTGTTGAATCAGTACCACTATCATTAATAACTCTAAAAGTATTATCATCAAATAACATATTTGTTTTGGCACCATATGTTGTAGTACTATCGCTACCGTCTTCAAGATCGTTTTTCTGTACTGTATGTTTAGATCCGCCGGCGGTGCCTGTAGTAAATGCGAACTTTGATGTCGTAGAATTATACTTAAGATATCTGTCATTTGCTAAATTAGAAGTATCTACATCATCAAGTTTTAATAATCTTACTTCACCTGAGCCTCCCATTGCACTAGAAAAATCTCTTGATCTCCTAGATATCGCACTAAGATTTTGTTCTACTAAAGAAAGTCTTTTATCATAATCAATTTCAACATTTTCTTTTTTTACACGCGCTGATTGTTGTTCCTGGCCTATTCTATCTGCAATTAATTTTATAGGATCTTCTTTAACCGGTTCTTCGTATGGTATATCTTCAGGAACCTCAGCGACTAATTCGTCTGGTAATTCCTCTTGAATTGGTTCAGGTTCACTAATTTTTATTTCTGATTCTAATTCTAGCGGTATTTTTGGTACCGGAGATGTCACAAAAGAATCTATCATTTTCTCAAATTCAGATATGCCTTCAAGTCCGGCATATGATTCCATCATTTTTTCAAATTGAGATATACTTTTATCAGCCATGCGTTTCCTATAAATTTATATATTATATGATATTTATAAATTTACATTTAAAGTGTGGTACCAAGTTTTATTTTTATCATCGTATTTGTATATAACACATCTGTTGATTTTGCAGATTCAGATTTGGCTCTTTGTTTGACCGCACATTCTCTTGTGGTTTCATACACATACTGTTCTATCTGTGGTTGAATAAGCCGATTGTCATGTAAAAACATGGTAAACCACTCCCACGAATGTTCTGACTCATATTTGTCTACTGTACATTTAGCAATCTCATATGCATCTCTAGGTGTCATTAATTGTTGAACATTTGGATTTGAGGCCATAGTAAAAAAGTATCTTG